CGATTATTCAACGTGTCAGGGACGGGGAATACTCCGCCCTTGACACTTACATTCAGCTAAAGGCCTATGAAAAAGTAATTTCCGAAGCTATCAAGGAAATTCAGATGGACGCTATCAACGAGGCCGATATTTACAATAAAGCCGACCGGACTAAATTCGGAGTTGAATTTGAATTAACTTCCGGTCGGACTTACTATGATTATGAAGCTGATCAAGAGTATGCTCAATTAAATGAGGCTTTAAAAAAGCGAAAAGAATTATTAACCGATGCAGCTAAGGCACAAAAGAAAGGCAGTAAGGTCGTTGATGAAAACGGGGAAGTAATTCAACCGCCGCCAATGAAAGAAAATTCTGTTTCAGTGGGAATAAATATTCGATTTAAATGATCCTCAAACGCTTCAATCTTAAATCCATTCAAGGGATCGGTCAGGTCATTTCAGAACTGGCCTTGTTAAAATTCCCCCTTTGGATTTACATAGGCGATGAAAGGGCAAATCGATCAAAGATCCAGAATAAATATCTCTGGGGCGTGGTTTATAAATTGATCGGAGAATACGAGGGCAATTTCCCTTATGACGTTCACGAGAACTGTAAGGAATATTTTGGAATTAAGAAATTCATCAAATCCAAATTGGGCGAAAAAGAAATTACGATCAGCACAACCGAATATGATACAAAAGAGATGACTGAATATATTGAAAGGATACGGATATTCTATGCACCTTACGTTCATATTCCTGATCCCAACGAAATCCCTGACGAATTAATGATTGAAATGAATAAACGATGAACTACCATAAATTTTTAGAAAATAAATCACAGATGTCGGGGGACTTTGGATTTGATCCGGTCTGGATGCCTGATTTTTTATTCGACTTTCAAAAGTATCTGGTTGAATGGTCTATTAAAAAAGGACGTGGCGCAATGTTCGCAGATTGTGGCATGGGCAAAACTCCGATGCAGTTAGTGTGGGCCGAAAACATAGCCAGAAAAACAGACGGAAACATTCTTATATTAACCCCGCTGGCTGTTTCCCAGCAAACAATTAACGAGGCCAATAAATTTGGAATTGAGGTAAAAAAATCAAACGACGGGAAGGCTTATCGAATAACGGTTACTAATTACGAAAAATTGCATTTATTCGATTCGTCTGATTTTGCCGGAATGGTTTGTGATGAATCCAGTATTCTAAAATCATTTGACGGAAAATACAAAGCGCAGATAACCGCGTTTATGCGAAAAATGAAATACCGGTTTCTGTATACCGCAACCGCGGCCCCCAATGATTATATAGAACTCGGGACCAGCTCCGAGGCTTTGGGGTATTTGGGCCACATGGATATGCTGAACAGATTTTTTAAAAACGATCAAAATAATTCAGCGACAAAAAGACTTTATGGCAAACAAATGAAATGGAGATTCAAGGGACACGGCGAAGATCCTTTCTGGCGCTGGGTTGTTTCCTGGGCCCGGGCCTGCCGGATGCCCTCAGACTTTGGATTTGATAATGACGGGTTTGTACTACCGCCAAAATCAGAGATCCAGCATATTGTTAAATCCAGTCGCCCGGCTCCTGGGATGTTATTTGCCTTGCCCGCCGTTGGTTTGCGGGAGGAAAGGGAAGAAAGGCGCAGAACATTAACCGAAAGATGTGAGCGAATTGCGGAACTTGTTAGTGATACAAAGTCTCCGGCATTGGTATGGTGCCACATGAATGATGAGGGTGATTTACTCGAACAAATCATCAAAGATGGTAAGCAGGTTGCCGGAAAACACTCCGATGAAATAAAAGAAGAAAGACTGATGGCCTTTGCCAATAACGAGTTAAGGGTTTTAATAACCAAGCCAAAGATAGGGGCCTGGGGGCTGAACTTTCAGCATTGCAATCATATTACATTTTTCCCCTCCCATAGTTTTGAGCAATATTATCAGGGCGTTAGGAGGTGTTGGCGGTTTGGGCAAAAGAAGCCCGTAAAAATCGATATTGTTTCAACCGAGGGAGAAAGAGATATTTTAAAAAACCTGCAACGGAAGGCAACACAAGCCGACAAGATGTTCGAAAGGCTGGTCCATTTTATGAACAATCATTTAAATATAAAAACAATAAAATATTTTAACGAAAAAGAAAATTTACCGACATGGTTATAAAACAGGAAATCAACGATTGGTATGCCATTTACTTCGGTGATTGCATTGAAACGATGCAGACGTTTCCCCCGGAGTCAATACATCTTTCGGCATACTCTCCCCCGTTTGGCGGGTTGTATCACTATTCATCAGATGACCGGGATTTATCTAATAATGATAGTTATGAGGCGTTTTTTAATCACTATGAATTTGTTGTAAAAGAAAAATTCAGAATAACCCTCCCCGGAAGAATGACGGCGGTGCATTGTTCGGATATCCCGAGCGGAAATACCGGTAATGATTATATGATTGACTTTCCGGGTGATATTATCCGGCTTCATGAAAAACACGGATGGAAATACATTGCCCGTTATTGTGTGTGGAAGGAGCCTTTAGGGGTGAGGAACAGGACAATGGCTAAAAACTTAGCACACAAAACAATCGTAGAGGATAGTTCCAGATGCTCAAATGCGTCGGCTGATTATTTGCTGGTATTTCGCAAAAAAGATGAAAATAAAATTCCCATCAAGCACCCTAACGGATTATTGGACTACGCCGGGGCCAGGGAAATTCCAAGAGAGTTATTAAAGTATCGCGGGTATAAAGGAAATCAAATTGAAAACAGATATTCCCATTGGATCTGGCGGCAATACGCCTCGGCCTTTTGGGATGATATCCGGCTTGAAAACGTCCTTCCATTCAAAGAGTCAAGAGATAACCAGGACGAAAAGCACGTACACCCTTTGCAATTAGATGTTATCGAAAGGTGTATAATTTTATGGTCCAATGAAAATGAGAATGTGTTGACTCCCTTCATGGGTGTTGGCTCCGAAGTTTACGGGGCTGTTAAATTGGGCCGCCGGGGAATAGGCATTGAATTAAAGGAGTCCTATTTCAACCAAGCATTGAAAAATTTGCAGGAATTAAAAACAGGCATTAAACAAAATACATTATTCGCATGAACTCAATCGAATCCGAAATGAACCAGGCTCGGCAAACTTACGGCCCGTTCAATTCAACCCATGAAGTTTACGGAGTTTTAAAAGAGGAGGTAGATGAATTCTGGGACTTGGTGAAACTCAAACACAAGGGCCCGGTTGAAAGAGATCGAATGATTCACGAACTTATGCAAATTGCAGCCATCGCCCAACGAGCCATGAAAGAAATTGAAAACGGTGAAATCAAATTCATATGACCCTCTCCATATCCGAATTCATATTTCTTTCCTTCCTTGCTTTATGGGGAGCGGTTTGTATAATTACAAGTGCTTATAAGTTTTTAAATAAAAACGATCATGAAAAGCCAAAAACAGATAATCCTTGACTACCTTTTAACGGGCAAGTCATTAACCAAGCTCCAGATTTTACAGAAGTTCGGATGTTTGAGTGCCGGGCAAAGGATCAACGAACTACGGATGAACCCGCCCTTTCATCCTATCCATACCGAAATGATCCCCAAAAAGGACGGACACGGGAAATATGCGAAATACAGGCTGGTGAAAAAATCCTGAAAATTTTTTGTTTTTGAAATAATTTGGTATATTGCGGTATGAACGGAAAATGCAAGTATAAATCAGAATCAAACTTATAGGCAGCAACCCGGTGAAAGTCCGGACATACCCATCTTGTATGAGTACGTTCATGTGACTGCCTTATTTTTATTTGACTTAATGGCTTTACGAGATCAACCTTATATTCCATTATATGTTCAGGACTTTCTTACTGATGAAAAGCTCAATGAGTGTTCGGCGCAAAGTTGTGGAGTGTATATTAAAATCATGTGTATAATGCACAAATCAGATCAATACGGAAAAATTTTGCTTAAGCAAAAGGATAAGCAAACAAAGGAGCAAATTAAAAACTTTGCCTTAAAGCTTGTTAAACATTTGCCGTATACGGTTGATATAATTTTGGTCGCCCTCTCTGAATTAATTAACGAGGGCTGTTTATATATTGAGGGGGATGAACTCGGACAAAAACGCATGATAAAGGATAATTTGATAAGTATTAAGCGGGCAGAGGCTGGTTTTAAAGGTGGTAAAAAAACTCAATTTGATAAAGCAAAAGGCGAAGCAAATACTGAATATGAAAGTGTAATTGAAATTGTATATAAAGATGTAATTGATATATATTTTAATTGGTTTAAGAATTTAAATGATGGTATTGTTCCCAAAATGGACGGGGCCAATGGCAATGCCATGAAATCAATTATAAAATATTTTCATTTAATTCTTAAGGAAAAAAATAAACTCGGCGGGGAACAGCCATCGGAGGATGAGGCTGAATCGATTAAAAAAATGTGGGAATTTGTATTGAACAATTGGGGATCGCTAGATGATTTCTACCGAAACAAAACTCGACTAATAGA